CATGGTATAACCCTAATCATGTATCATACTCCAATGATCCTGTGTGGAACAAATATATACACAATGTTTGGGTAAACTTTGGTTCATCTATAGTGCCTGATGAATGGAGAGACATGGTCAAAGCATGGACAGTGTTATCACAATCTAACGAATTATCTGAATACAACTACGAATCAGCAGTGTATCTGTTTGATGGTGTTGCACATGCTCAACAATTACAATTGGCACAATACAATATATTTCAACCACCTAAAGTCATAGATGTTACAACCATGTGGTGGCCTAATGACAACTATAGATCCACATTATTACAACATCCTATGCGTGAAGACATACATGCCAAAGGCGATCATCCCAATGAAAATGGACATCAAATTATATCAAAACAGTTGATTAAACAAATAGATTCCTGTATACTAACTTAATGTTAGATATCACCACCGTTATTCCTGGCCGGAGAAAACGTACATCTTCAGGCTGGATATCATTCAACGCAGTGTGTTGTGAACACAATGGAGAATCCAGAGATACGAGATCTCGTGGTGGTATTAAACAACAAGGGCATGATTGGTCTTATCATTGTTTTAATTGTGGATTCAAAGCATCATTCAAACTGGGTCGTACATTAGGATACAAAGCACGTAAATTGTTATCCTGGATGGGTGTAGATCAAAATGAAATTGCAAGACTGAATTTAGAAAGTCTAAGACACAGAGACATACATTCAATCATAGAAGAACGTACTGCACCCAAAGTACACATTGATTTTAATGTGTTGAACTTGCCTGACCAATGGCGTTTGATGGAAAACACAGATGAAGAGTACATTGCATATCTAACAGCCAGACACATCAAATGGCAATCCTATCCTTACATGATAGATAAAGAAGAGTCTGGAAGAAAACGCATTGTGATTCCGTATACGTATGCTGGCAACATTGTGGGATGGTCTTCTAGATTTTTAGATGACAAAACTCCCAAGTACATCAATGAACATCAACAAGGTTATGCATTTGGATTAGATCTACAACAAGAACATTGGACACAATTAATAGTCACAGAAGGTGTGTTTGATGCACTGGCAATCAATGGTGTGGCAGTGTTGCACAACACCATATCAGACAATCAAGCATCTTTGATCAGACAACAACCCAAACAAATCACAGTGGTGCCTGATCAAGACGAGTCAGGAGTAAAGATGATAGACCGTGCTGTTGAGTTAGGGTGGGCAGTGAGCATACCTGAATGGCCAGCACATATCAAAGATGTTAATGATGCAGTCAAACATTATGGCAGACTGGGTACATTGATAACTATTATGGGCCACAGAGAAACTTCAAAAATTAAAATTGAATTGGCAAAGAGACGACTTGCAAAAAAACTTAAGGAAAGTTAATATAACACATGGCTGACACAAAAGAATACACTATAGAAATGCAGAAATTGTTTTTGGAAATGATGTTGAACGATGCTGAATCGTATATCAGAGTACAGAACATATACAATCCTAAAAACTTTGATAGGTCGTTACAACCTGTGGCTGAGTTTATCAAAGAACATGTGGACAAGCACAAAGCCATACCTACTTTAGAACAAGTTTATGCAGTGACTAGGACCAAGTGCCAAGCAGTGCCAGACATCAGAGATGATCATTACTCTTGGTTTTTTGAAGAGTTTGAATCATTTACTAGACGTCAAGAACTAGAACGTGCTATTCTTAAATCAGCAGACATGTTGGAGAAGGGCAATTATAATCCTGTAGAAAAATTAATCAAAGATGCAGTGCAAATATCATTGACCAAAGACATGGGCACAGATTACTTTGAAGATCCCAAAGGTAGATTAGAATTGTTGAAAGCATCCAACGGACAAGTCAGCACAGGATGGCCCATGGTAGATAGACCATTGTATGGTGGATTCAACAAAGGCGAACTGCAAATATTTGCTGGTGGATCAGGATCTGGTAAGAGTTTGTTCATGCAAAACTTATCCGTGAACTGGGCACAACAAGGATTAAATGGTGTGTACATCACATTAGAACTATCTGAAGGATTGTGTGCCATGCGTATAGACTCCATGATGACTAACACTGCATCCAATCAAATATTCAAAAACTTAGATGAAGTAGAAATGAAAGTCAAGTTGGTGAAAAAGAAAGCAGGTAACTTGCAAATTAAATATTTGCCTGCACAAAGCAATGTCAATGATATTAGAGCATATTTAAAAGAACTAGAAATCAACAAAGGATACAAGATTGAATTTTTATGTGTGGACTATTTGGATTTGATCATGCCAGTGTCAGCCAAAGTATCACCCAACGATTTGTTTGTGAAAGACAAGTATGTGTCTGAAGAGTTGCGTAACTTGGCCAAAGAGTTGGACATTGTGTTTGTGACTGCTTCGCAGTTAAACAGATCAGCAGTGGAAGAAGTAGAGTTTGATCATTCACATATTGCAGGTGGACTGTCAAAGATCAATACTGCAGACAATGTGTTTGGTATATTCACAAGTAGAGCAATGAGAGAACGTGGTAGATATCAAATACAGTTAATGAAAACTAGAAGTAGTTCAGGTGTGGGCACCAAAGTGGATTTAGAGTTCAATGTAGGTTCATTGAGAATCATTGACCTGGGTGAAGAAGGACAACAATCACATTCCAGAGAAGCACCATCAGAACTGATGAAGTCTATTAAAACCACAACTACTGTGGGCGAAAAGCCTGTGCAAACACAAGAAACACAAGAACAACCTAAAGTAACGGCAGAAGTACAGAGCACAAAACTCAAGTCTATGCTGAACAATTTAAAATCACAATAATATAATATTAGTTTGGTATGAGTTGACGATAAATACTTGTTGACTCGGAGAAACCTATGCAACGTAAAACAAGAAGCATACTAGAAGAACTTAATACTATGTCAATCCGTAAGGACAAGAACCACATAGTAGAAAGTCGTGCGAACAATATCATACACAGTGCAATCAACATCTTTGAGCAGATTGATAGTTTGTACACTCCTGAACAAGCAGAAGATTTACAACGTAAATTTGTCAATGCTATTAAAAATAGAGATCCAAGAAAATTCACTAGGTCAGTGAGACGCAAAGATGAAAATTAATGATATCATCAACGAAGCAGGTTTCCTAGACAAACTCAAACAAGTAGGCGGTGCGGCTATGACTGGCGTACAGACAGCAGTGAAATCTAATCAAATTGGTCAGATTGCAAACATGTCATCTAAGACATGGATCAAATCCTTAGGCAAGGCTGAAGCACAGAACAACTATCAACCTTTAGGAAACAAACTATCTGGATATTTAACAAATTGGATTGATCAAACATTGTTAGGTACATTGAGTCTATCATCAGCAGATGCTGAACTCAAAACAGCAGTCAATCAAGCAGTGAGTAAAATCAGTCAGCAACCTAGAAACAGAAACATAGCGGCAAATGAGTTTGAAAAAATATTAAACTTGAGTATTGCCAGTGGCAAACAAATAGCAACCACAATGACACAACAACAAAAAGACAAACAAATAATAGCATTAGCCACAAAAGCGGCACAAAACAATCCAACAAATAACCCTGAACTACAACAAATTAAACAGTTAGCAGGAGTTTAACATGATTCTCAAAGAAGGTGGCAATGTATTTAAAGTAGATGGTAAACCTGCTACACAAAGAATCAATCTTCAAGACATACAACCCACAATTAATTATTTAGAAAAACTCACAGGACTGCCTTTGAGTGATAACATGCTGGGTACCACAGGCAAAAAAGCATCATCAGGTGATTTAGATCTTGCAGTAGATATCACGCAAACATCCAAAGAGCAACTGATTGCCAAACTAAAAACATCAGGAGTTGAAGATCAAGACATTGCCAAGTCGGGTGACAACGTACACATGAAAACACCTATTGCAGGCAACCCAGGTAATGGGTATGTGCAAACAGACTTTATGTTTGGTGATCCTACATGGCAAAAGTTTTCATTGTCAGCATCAGGTGATTCACAGTTCAAAGGTGTACACAGACACATTATGATGGCCTCTATTGCCAAGTACAAAGGCATGAAATGGTCATACAAAAACGGACTCACAGACAGAGTCACTAACAAACTGATTTCCAAAGATCCTGATACTATTGCTAAAGTACTGGTTGGCGGATCTGCTAAAGATTTAGAAAATGTAGAATCAATTATAGCAAAAATTAAAAACAACAAAGACTATCAAGCCATGACACAGGATGCCAAAGATGCATTTGCCAGAGATGGACTGACATTTGAAGATCAAAATTTCATGGCACGTTTGAGAGATAGAATAGTAAACCAAAGTATGACTGTGTTGATTGAAGGTGCTCGTATAGAACATCCTGAGGATTTGATATTCTCACAAGGATCTAAAGGTGCCTTACAAGCGGTTACAATGCTCAAGCAGTTGCCATCAAAGGCACAAGACATCACTATTAAGTGGGACGGTAAACCAGCAATCATATTTGGTAGACAAAACGGAGAATTCTTTTTAACTGACAAAGCAGGATACACTGCCAAAGGTTATAACGGCATTGCTAAATCGCCCGAAGAACTAGAACGTATTATGAACATGCGTCCTGGAGATAGAACAGGATTGATCAATATGTATAAAGCCATTTGGTCATCATTGGAATCAGCAACACCATCAGGTGATGCATGGTTCATGGGGGATCTGCTATATGCAGGTACTCCCAACACTACAAACAACATGATTACATTCACACCCAACACAGTGACATACTCTATTGATGCCACGTCAGATCTAGGCAAGAAGATTGCTCAATCCAAGTTTGGTATTGCAGTACACACTGCCAATGGTTCACCATTTGATAACATGGGTGTGTTCAAAGCAGGCGACATACAATTTTTTGGTCCTAAGATGCAAGATGCACCAAAGATTGATATACCTGAAGACATACTGAACAAAATTGCATCCAACGTTTCTGCCAATGCTCAAGCCATTGATGGATTGTTTGATCCTGCAACATTGCGTGAATTAAAAATGGCAGACTTGCCAGCACTGATGAAAGCATTTGCCAATCAAAAAGTCAGAGAAGGCAACTTCAACAACATGGCATCACAGTTTTTACAGTTTGCAAAAACCAAAGTCACTGAGGTCAAGTATCAAAGAATGGAACAGTATGTGAGCAAAAACATGCAGGCGGTGTTGGTGATATTCAACATATTCAATACCATTGCAGTGGCCAAGACACAGGTTATCAGAGCATTGGATTCACAAGGATCTGGTATTCAAGCATCTGTGGATGGCGAAGCAGGGCATGAAGGTTATGTGTCAGCAGGATTAAAACTAGTAGACAGATTGAGGTTTAGCAGAGCCAACTTTGCTAAAAACATATAATGGAATTTATCAAAGAATTAGTTGAAGCCAGAATGTATCGTAAACTGGAGTCTGTGAAAGGCACAGATGTACAGACACTGGCAGGATTGATGTTTGATCACATGTTGATGCTAAAGTTCATGTATTACATTGATCAATCTCAAGCAATCAAATATGCACAAAACACTATGTCATTTCAGAACTTCAAAGGTTTCAGACAATCACAAACAGACTTGTACAACATCATTACGTTGATCACAGAACAAAAGAAATACGCAGACAAGTTGTTCAACAACTGGGATATTGTATTGCCTGAGTTGAGATTAAAACGTATATTGCGTGACATGGGCAATGGCATATTAAATGAACAAGACTTTTCACAGTTCATGATGATACTGCAAAGACGTTTCAGAGGCCTTAAAGGTGATCAGTTATGGATGCGAAGAATAGCACAGGATTGGCAGAAACAATCTCCTGCCGTTAAACGTTCAGCCATCACTAGAATACTACAAACAGTTAGACGTCCTATCAACACAGACTTATACATGATATTCATGAAGTCTGCTAAAATTACTCCTACGAAATCGTAAAAAGCAATATTATAGCCACGTGTAATGCTATAGATCTGAATATATGTGAATGTTTTTCTATGAATCTCATAAAAGTACTTATTAAAGACAGTGTGTTTTTGGTAAATAAGTGTAAGGGAAAGAATGTATCTTATCCCTAAACATTAAGAGGAGAAGTACAAAATGGCTTCATTTACAAGAACAAACGGTTTAGGTCATGCACATGCAACCCTATACTCAACAAACAACGTATCATTTTTCGTTATTGATTGTGATGGCTCAGGTACAGATATATCTGGTAAAGGTGGAATTGGTTCATCTTTAGAAGCATTAGCACAAGCAGTTAACCCAATCGTATTTGACTCAGAAGGAACAGCAGGTTTAGTAAACATTGCAGTTGACGGTAGTCAGTGGGATGCGGCTTCATTACAAGTTGCAATCAGAAACATAGGTACAGTTGACTCATATAACTTTGCGGCGGCGGCAGTTACTGCTGGTGGACAAGTTATAGTAAGTGCATAATTAGACTTAAACTATTATCTACAATTAAAAAGGCATCATTATTTTGGTGCCTTTTTTTATGGCCGTAAGCATACAGATAAGTACGTGTATGTCCAAACAGACACAATTAGAACTAGAAGAAAAGTACGTGTATGAATCACCTGATGGTGGTAAAACAGTGTACAGACGTAAAATTGCAGGAGCAGGCATACTCAGACAAAGGATCACTCCTCAAGAACCTCCTACCTATTGGCAACAACTTGAAACATATCAATCAGAATTGGAGCAGTTAGCAAATTCAAATCCGGCAATCAAAGAAGCATTAGATAAACTGTTGGTAGTATTGGCACTGACACGCAAATGATTATATGTTACACACTGATAGATATCACGTGTACTAATTTTGTACGCAGACCCAAAACAGACGCAGAAAAATTCATGCGTAATCAACAACGCAATTACGAAACATTCATACAGTTGATTTCGTTGAGATCACAACCTATCATCACACATTCACCTAAAAAAATATCCAACATAGATATTGATCAATATAATTTTGGTGAGTATTACATGCCGTCTGTGTTTAAATACGACGTATGGTCATTTGGATTTGATTCAGAGCATATGGATTCATACGGCACGGTGCAATCACCTGTAGGTTCTTTAAACCATGATTTTGATTCAGTGCCTGTGATTGAAGGATTAACTGAAACTGCCAAAATACACCACATGATCAACACTCAAGGCACACGCATCAACACATATTTCTCATCAATTATCAACCCCTTGTGATAAATAAAGTTATAAGGCAATTACAAACTTAACACGGCACAAACAGGCAAAACATAGGCTCATTGAAAGTAAATGCTCGAATTATCCTATTGGAGATTACGGCATTGTTAAAGCAGTCAACGACTCAGATTGAAAAAGAGAATTTAGAGGCTCATGTGGAACTCTGTGCTGAGAGGTACAACGCATTGGAATCAAAACTGGATACTGTTGAAGAGAAAGTTAATTCACTAGAATCAAGTGTAGCAGAGATTAAAAACTTAATCACACACTTAGATCGCAGAAGATCAACTCAGTTGATTACTTGGGCAGGCGCGGCTATCACAATGTTAGCAGGTATCGTAGGATGGCTATTAACTAAAGTATTGTGGTAACGGCCATGTCAGTCAGTACCGATCTCGCCTTCAGAAAGTTTAAATCAATTGCGTCAGCAACCCTAAAAAAATTAGGCAACAATGTAATCATCAAAACCAAAGATGATTTTAAAGTTTTCAAAGATTTTACAATTTCAAGATTAAACGGATACTATCAAGTATATCGCAATGATGAATTCATACACGAATTTGCCACTGGTAGAAATGCCATTGCATATTGTGTGTTGGCCAAATATCATAAAAATGAAGCCAACGACATTATCAAATGCGATGCCAAAGTATCATCATTAGAAGCAGAAATAAGGATACAAGAGCATATCACACAAACCACAGATGACGAACTTCGTCAAGAGTTAATGTTTACTAAACTGTCCAACAATGAACACAAATTAGACACAGCCACATTTAAGTTACAAGACATGATAGATTTGGCTAAATACTGTCAAGAAAAAGGATTTAATGATGAAACTTCAAGAACTAGCAAAAAATAAAACTCAACAGGTGTCTAAAGTTATGGAAAGCCACTTCAATGCCAAAATTGATGTGTCAAAGTTAAACTTAGAACAGGCCAAAACATTACTAGCAAAAACATCTGCCATAGTTGCAGAAGTACAAAGCAGTACAAACAGGCACACTTCTCAATCAAACCCAGCATACTTAAAAGCATTGATGATGCAACAAGCACTGTCAGAGCCATATGCAGGCGGCACAGGACAACAAAAATCCATGCCTTCAATGCCTACACAGGGTATCACAGATGAAGAAGATGATGAAATTGAAGAATCAGGAGGCGGAGAGCCTATTGGTGCAATGAGTGATCAAGATCTAGCAGACTACATTGGATCCACAGAAGCAGAAGTTAAAAAAGACAGAGAAGCGGCCGAAGAAGCGGCACAAGAAAAGAATCAGGATTATGCAGAATCATCATGTGGCACACACAAGAAAAAGAAAGTCAGAGAAAATACAGAAATGGGCACATTAGATGATGGCACAGACTTTGAAGTTGATGCACCAGTAAACATTTACGTAGATGGAACTATGGCACAGTTTGATCAGTTGAGTCAACTATGCACAGATTCAACCATGAATGCAGTATGGAGAGACATCATTGCATACATTCAAGACAATAGAGATTCATTAGGTGAAGCAGTAGAAATCACAAACGAAAGATTCACTAAAAAAGATTATGCTGACAACGAAGCAAACAACCTACATGCCGAAAACGCACTAGCAGTTGTGATGCAACATGGATCCAAACAAGAACAAGCAACAGTGATGGACATCAATAAAAGACATGCCAAAGCAGGTTCAATATCATCTGCTGATCAAGCCAGAAGAGATGCCATTGCAAAGAAGTACATGAGCAGACTACCAGAAAGCAAACAAATCAACGAAGCAGATGTTGGTGATGCTCAAGTCACACTAGCCGCACAAGATGTGGTAGACAGAATTACAAAAATGTATGAAGACATTGCAGAAATGCAGTACAAAGATTTACCAAATCTTGCTCAAACCATGAAGCAAGAAATTGGTATTAATCAGACACAGGCATACTATGATGGAACTAACCAAGCAATATCAACTTTGATTGGTGCATTAGAAACTGCCAAGTCTGACTTAGAAAAAGCCATGGGACCAATCACTGGTGAAGCATCCATTGACGCAGGAGCAGTTGCACCTGAACTTGGTGATGAAGCAGACATTGGAGTTGACGACGAAGAAGCAATACAGGCAGAACCAGAAGCATCCATAGACACAGATTTAGGCAGAGAAAAAAGGTAACATGAATATCTTGGAGATCACACAATCCAATGTTGAAATAGTAGCATTGGCACAGTACATCATAGATAAAAATGAGTCAGATGGTGTGAAAGGCAAGGTAAGCACACAAGCATTTCTAAGAATGGCACAGAATTTAGGCATACATTTATCTTTGACACAGTTACAAGCAATGGCACAACAGCCACCATTGTCAAACATGATAGCAGATATCAATGACAATGATATAAAGTTTGATTTGGGTTTAAAGAATCCAACTATGTCAAAAGACAAAGCAAGGAACACAGTTAACTCCATGGCTAAAAGGGCAATGAAAAGGTAGGATTAGATCTCTTTTCTCGACCCATTAACTTGTGAATAAACCCGGCAAAGTCCGGGTTTATTTTTCTTGACATTCCAACACTAAGTATTATATAATAACTGAGATTGATATGACTAAAACTTGTGAACAATGTGGAAATGAGTTCAGTTGTAATACAGATGATATTGCAGACTGTTGGTGTATGAAACTAACGCCACGAGTTGGTAACGAAAAATATAAGGATTGTGTATGCCCAAAATGTCTAAACAAACAAAAATCTATTACTTGATATTAATTTTAATATTGGTTTTGGTAACAACTATCACACATGCAAATGTCTAAGATAAGTATTTTACGAGGATATAATTAATGATTAACATAACAGAGTCAGCCAAAGAATATTTAAGAAAAGCCACAGAGGATACTAATAAAAAGTATGCACACCTCACAGTACAAGGTGGAGGATGTTCTGGTTTTCAGTATAATTGGAACACAGTAGACGAAGTTGAAGAAGGTACATTGATTCAAGACATATTGGTACTTGATAAAGTAGCAGAAATGTATGTGTTGGGTTGTACTATTGATTACGTCAAAGAGTTTGGAGGATCATACTTGAAAGTAGTAAACCCAAACGCAACAGCCTCATGTGGATGTGGCGAATCGTTTGCAGTGTAAATATTTATTATACTACGGCCCTCAATGGTGCACTGGAGAAAACCTACAACACCATGTAAATTATGGACAATGTTTGTCTTGGAACTTGGATTTAGAATACATTAAGTCAGCCGGCGATAGACCGTTGTTGGAACAAGTACAACGTGGACAAGAATTTTTATCACAAAGTGTTGCAGGATCTATTGCATTGTTTACCATTGATGATGTGGAAGATATTCAAGCATTAGAAATATACTGTGCTCAAGTGGGATTAAAAGATGCATATGTGGCAGGCCAAAAACCAATCAATGATCCTTCTATAAAATTATATGACCAAGGAAGAACTTGTGTGTACGATATTGCACCTGTGTTAGATCATGCAGGTATGCAAAAAGTTTCCGATACATTGTCTCTTTGGATTAGAGACATGAGAGACATACATGATTAAACAAAAATACAATTACACAGAACTTAAAAGAAAAAGCATAGAAGGTAAAAGGTTATACACTTGTCCAGACGGATCAGCAGTACCATCTGTGACTACCATATTAGACAAAACCAAACCCAAAGAAAAGATGATTGCCTTGGCCAATTGGCGTAAACGTGTGGGTGCTCAGCAGGCACAGAAAATTGTCACTGAAGCGGCATCGCGTGGCACACGTATGCACAAATATTTAGAAGACTATGTGAACGGTGAAACACTCAAAGAATCTGTTTCAAATCCATATGCACAACAATCTCTGGACATGGCTAAAATTGTAGTCAAAGAAGGATTGAAAAATGTCAACGAGTATTGGGGCACAGAAGTTGCACTGTACTTTCCACAGATATATGCAGGCACCACTGACTGTGTAGGAGTACACAAAGGTACAGATTGCATCATGGACTTTAAACAAACCAACAAACCTAAAAAAAGAGAATGGATAGAAGATTACTTCTTACAGTTATGTGCATATGCAGAAGCACACAACGAAGTACATGGCACTAAAATACGCAAAGGTGTAGTGTTAATGTGTTCTAAAGATTATGAATACCAAGAGTTTGTGTCTGAAGGTGCAGAGTGGGACACATGGAAACAACTATGGTGGCAAAGAGTAGAGGAGTACTATAAAAAACATGCTTGAGATATTTGTATTATTATCTATTAAACATGCTGTCGCAGACCTTATGTTACAAAGCATGAAGTATGTGCCAGGCTCTCCATCAAAAACTGATTACCCTTGGGGCGGTCAACAACATTATTTAGATCATTCAGCATTGACATTTTGTGTGTTTGTATTTTTTGTACCTTGGCAAGTTGCTATCATGGCCGCAGTGTGTGATCATATAGCACACTGGCACATAGATTATTGCAAACAAAGGTACATTGAATGGAAAAACGTTAAGATACGTTCTATGGCATATTGGAATGCCGCCACTATAGATCAAATCATGCATTTTGTCACATATTATATACTAGTGGTTACATTCTACATCTGATAAATACTATCATATATACACAGGAATGAACATATGGCCATAGTACAAATATCCAGAATCCAACACCGTAAAGGTTTACAAGAAAATGTACCTCAACTAGCAGGTGCAGAATTAGGTTGGGCACAAGACCAACGTAGACTATATGTAGGTAACGGCACACTAGCCGAAGGTGCTCCTGTAATTGGTAACACTGAAATACTCACAGAGCATTCAGATGTTTTAGCACTAGCAAAAACATACACTTTCAAAGGTTCAGATGCAGGTTACGATGTAGTAACAGGTAACCCCACAGTTGAAAGAACCATACAGAAAAAATTAGATCAAGTAGCATCAGTCAAAGATTTTGGAGCCAAAGGTGATGGTGTCACAGACGACACTGCGGCTATTAACAAAGCATTGTTAGAATTATTCACTCGTGAAAAGAATGAAGAAATTCGTAGGTCATTGTATTTTCCTGCAGGTATATATAAAACCACAAATGAAATAAAAATTCCACCTTATGCTAAAATGTTTGGCGAAGGTATGAATTCATCTATTATTAGATTGGTCACAGACGATTCCACTGCACCAGCATATGTGGCCAGAACCACAGACTCATTGCAACAAACTGGTGTAAACATTGGCACAAACTCTGCTAACACACCAAGAAATATTGAAGTATCATCAATGTCATTTGAAACCACAGACACAGTTACTATCATGCTAATTGAATCAGCAGAACAATGTTTCTTTGATGCAGTGGCATTCAAAGGTGCATCAGCCAAAGCAGTGTTAACAAATGCAACTTTAGCCACGTCAGCAGTTTCAGTGTTAGGCACGGCATCAACTATTCCAACTAAAATATCTTTTGATAACTGTGATTTTTCAAACGTCACATATGGTGTCAAAGCAGATGCAGACTCCAAAGCATTTACATTTTCTAATTCACGTTTCCATACTTTGTACAGAGGCGTAAACTTAGGTGAATCAACCACAGGCACAGGCCCAGCAGGTTTTAGAATCATGCAGTGCATGTTTGATGATATTGCAGATGTAGGTATCAACTTTGAAAACATCAGCAGAAATATTTCAGCATTCAACATCTTTTATGATGTAGGCAACAACTTCAATGGTGCTGGTAACATGATTACTAACGTGATTAAAATACAATCAGCCAACAATGTAAGTTGGGGCGATATGTTTGAACGTTCAGACACAGATGACAGAACACATGCCAGAGTTGCAATCACACAAACAGTAGATGGCATATTCACAGACAATGCTAGAGCAGTGCACCTAGGTCGTAGAGTCATTGAGACAGGCAAGTATGTGGTACTAGCAAACAATCAAGCGGCGGCTACTGATGTAGTTGCAGTCACACCAGATGGTTATTCAGAATTTAAAATCTATTATAGAATACAAAGAGGCGACAATCGTAGAACAGGTTGTATGCATGTAACATTGGCCCAAAATGCCAATGCTATAGCATATGATGACGAGTTCACTGAAAATGGTGCCACAGGTATTTTATTGAGTGTAGATGAATCATCAGGCACTTGGAGATTGAGATACACATCTACCAACACTGTAGCAGGCACTATAAATTATTCAGTTGAGCACATCAATTAATTAATGTGGATTAAAAATTTTGAATCTAGACTCCGTTCCTGGCGTTTATTACGAGACAAACTAGCATCAGAACTCATTGAAGATCAATTGTATTGTATCAATGAATGGTGGGCACAGGCTCCTGTGACATCAAATGTCATACATTGGCAAGATCAAGAAAATTGGCCAAATCCCTGGGAACTTTTGGCGGAATTGGCGTATGATGAACTTGCAAAAGCACTAGGAATAGTATATACTATTTTATTAGTCAATGATCGTGCTGAAGTCAGCATTATGAGGATCATGGACACAAACGGAAATGATTGTATAGTGGTATTGGTTAATAATAAATATATTCTTAATTGGGACACAGATACAGTGATAAGTACTCAGGACCAGGAATTCAAAGTACAGGAAATGTTGGACTGCAACACACTAAAAGAAAAGGTAACATAACATGGCGGAAATATTAGTAAGCAAAAGAGACGGCAGAAAAGAACCATTAGAAATAGATAAATTGCACAAAGTAGTGATGTGGTCTTGTCAAGATTTAACAGGAGTATCAGCATCACAAGTTGAGATTAAATCTCATCTACAGTTTTACACAGGTATTACTTCCAAAGACATACAAGAGACATTGATCAAGTCCGCCGCAGATTTAATCACAGAAGAAACACCCAACTATCAGCATGTGGCAGGCAGATTGATTAACTATCATATCAGAAAAGATGTGTATGGTCAATTTGAACCTTGGCACATCAAAAAGTTAATTCAAAAAAACATTGAGTTAGGATTATATGATCCAGAGTTATTGACTCTGTACACTGATGAAGAATGGTCATTGTTAAATAGGTATATCAAACATGAACGTGATGAAGATTTAACTTATGTGGGCATGGAACAATTCAGAGGCAAGTATCTAGTACAAAATAGAGTCACTGGTGAAATATATGAGTCACCACAGATGTGTTACATGTTAATTGCCGCCACATTGTTTAACCAACATGATCCAGCAACTAGAATGCAAATAGTCAAAGATTATTATGACGCAATTAGCACACACAAAATATCATTACCAACGCCAGTAATGGCAGGTGTAAGAACATCACAAAGACAGTTTTCATCATGTGTATTAATTGAAGCAGATGATTCATTGGATTCAATCAATGCCACTGCCTCTTCTATTGTGAGATACGTTTCACAGAAAGCAGGTATTGGAATTGGAGCAGGTAGAATACGTGCTATTAAATCGCCAATTAGATCAGGAGATGCATATCACACAGGAGTGATTCCATTTTATAAATTATTTCAAGCGGCCACTAGATCCTGCTCACAGGGAGGAGTAAGAAATGGTGCGGCCACATTGTATTATCCAATCTGGCATCTAGAAGTAGAAGATTTATTAGTGCTAAAAAACAACAAAGGCACAGATGACAACAGAGTCAGACACATGGATTATGGTGTACAGTTTAACAAACTAATGTATGAAAGATTGTTACAAGGTAAAGATATCACACTATTTTCTCCACATGATGTGCCAGAAATGTATGAAGCATTTTTTCAAAATCCAGACAAGTTTAAAGAACTATATGAAACTGCTGAACGCAATACTAAATTAAGAAAACGCACAATCAAAGCCATTGATTTATTTTCACAGTTTGTGTCTGAACGCAAAGACACAGGTAGAATATATTTAATGAATGTGGACCATGCTAACGATCATGGAGCATTCAAGGCAGACATTGCTCCTGTAAAACAATCAAACTTGTGTTGTGAAATTAACTTACCAACTAAACCACTCAACGATTTAAATGATCCCACTGCTGAAATTGCCTTGTGTACATTGTCAGCAATCAATTGGGGAGCATTCAAAGAACCAGAAGACATGCAAAAGTCATGTGAACTAGCAGTGAGAGGGTTGGATGCATTGTTGACATATCAAAACTATCCTGTGATTGCCGCTAGGTATGCCACAGAAAATAGAAGACCTTTGGGCATTGGTATTATCAATTTAGCATACTGGTTGGCCAAAAAAGATTACACATATTCAGATCCTTCAGCATTACCAGAATTAGATCGTTGGGCACAACATTGGTCATATTATTTGATCAAAGCATCAGCAGACTTGGCCAAAGAAGTAGGCCATTGCCCCAAGTCAGATCAAACCAAATACCATGATGGTATACTGCCTGTGGATACATACAAGAAAGATGTCGATGAGTTAGTTCCGCATCTGGATCATGTAGACTGGGCAGGATTACGAACACAGTTGAAGGACACAGGAATTAGAAATAGCACATTGATGGCACTGATGCCTGCAGAAACATCTGCACAAATATCTAACTCCACTAACGGAGTAGAGCCACCAAGATCATACATATCAGTGAAGCAAAGCAAACATGGTGCTCTTAGACAAGTGGTGCCTGAGTTTAGAAGACTTAAAAACAAATATGAACTGTTATGGGATCAAAAGTCTCCAGAAGGATACTTGAAGATCATGGCCATATTACAAAAGTACATTGATCAAGGTATATCAGTGAACACATCATACAATCCTGAGCATTATGAAGATGATAAGATTCCAATGTCAGAAATGTTGAAGCATATCCTAATGTTTTATAAATATGGTGGTAAACAGTTGTATTACAACAACACATATGATGGACAAGGCGAAATTGATGTGGACAGAGATGTTGCAGATTCTGTGGATATCTCACAAACCACAATACAAGAGCCTGTAGAAGAGGAAGATTGTGAGAGTTGTGTACTTTAACACCAAGTTTTATTCAACGCCAAAGCACTAAATAATGATATGTCAGTTTTAAATACTAAGAACAAAAACCATCTAAATTCCATGGCATTTATGGATACTAAAGGTGGTGTGGGCATACAACGTTATGACACAGTCAAATACAGGCAGTTTGAAAAGTTAACCAACAAACAGTTGGGTTTCTTTTGGAGACCTGAAGAAGTTGATGTGATGCGTGATGCCAAAGACTTTAAGGATTTAACTCCTTATGAGCAACACATTTTTACGTCAAATTTAAAAAGACAAATAGTATTGGATTCAGTACAAGGTCGTTCACCTAATTTAGCATTGTTGCCATTGGCATCATTGCCTGAAATAGAAACATGGATTGAAACTTGGGCATTTAACGAAACCATACATTCTAGATCATACACACACATCATCAGAAACGTGTATTCAGATCCTTCTACAGTGTTTGATGAACTGTTAGATATCAAAGAAATTATGGCATGTGGTAATGATATATCCAAATACTATGATGATTTAATTGAGTATCAGCAATGGTATAATTTATTAGGTGAAGGTACACACACAGTGAATGGTGACAAGGTCACTGTCAGTAGATATGAATTAAAAAAGAAACTATGGTTATGCATCAACTCTGTGAACGTGTTAGAAGGCATACGTTTTTATGTATCCTTTGCATGTTCTTGGGCATTTGCTGAATTAAAGAAAATGGAAGGTAATGCTAAAATTATCAAGTTAATCTGTAGAGATGAAAATGTACACCTAGCATCATCACAACACATGATTAAGATGTTACCCAAAGATGACAAAGACTATATTAAGATCAAAGCAGAGTGTGAGCAAGATGTCTTAGACATGTTTGTGTCTGCGATTGAACAAGAAAAAGCATGGGCCAAGTTTTTATTCAAAGATGGTTCCATGATTGGACTCAACGAAGAATTATTGTGTCAGTACATTGAATGGATTGGCAACAAAAGAATGTCATCATTGTCGTTGAAGTCACCATACAAGGGAGGATCAAATCCTTTACCTTGGACACAAAAATGGATTGCCGGAGGCGACGTTCAAGTAGCCCCACAGGAAACTGAGATAAGTAGTTACACTATAGGTGCTGTCAAACAAGATGTAGACGAAGATACATTTAAAGGCATTTCACTATAATACAATTATTAATCAAGGTTGGTAAGCAATTATGCAATTAATTGGGTGGTACTCACTATTAATGTTATTTCAGAACACACTATGGCTTAGTGCCATTGTGGGTATGATCATGCATTTCTCCTGGCAGGGTTTGTTGGTAGGAATTATGTTGGGATGGACATTCTGGTTGATAGGAGTATCTGGAGGGTTACATAAGATGTCAGCACATCGAGCCTTTACACCTAAAAATAGATTTTGTAAAATACTGCTATTAGCATTTGCTACTTTATGTGGTTTTGGAAATACTCTGGTGTGGGCGGCCATACACAGGGTACATCATCCTAACTCTGACACTGAAAAAGATCCACATTCACCTAAGTATGGAAGTTTTTGGAGAATATTTTTTTTATTGTTAGACCTTAGAAAAGTATATGATCATAAACTAATTCAAGACATTGTTAACGATAAAGATCATCAATGGTTTGCAAGATACTATTATGGCATACACATTGCATTGGCGTTAACACTGACTGCAATATCTCCTTGGGCATTAATATACTGCTACTTGGTACCACAATTATATTTGTGTTTAACCATGGGTTGGCTCACTGTAGGCACTCATTGCCATAACTTAATTAATAAACATGTTGGCTACACAAACTTTGATAAGTTTGATCACGTATATAATAGTAAAATAATATGTTGTTTGTTACCTGGAGATGGTAATCATAACAATCATCATGAGTACCCTGGGGCTGCCAAAAACTCAGTGACTGACAAAGATATAGATATTGGCTTTTGGTTTATTAAACAGGACATAGCAAATGAAACATTGGATTAAAAAGAATTTTCCTTTAGACAAAAAAATGAAGATGCTTCAAGCATTTGCATACATAGGTTTGTTTGTAGGACTCACTGCATATTGGGATTGGAAAATGTTTCTAGCAGGTTTATGTGCTGGCTGGGTATTGTATCTCATTGGAGTAGGATCGTTGCACAAATGGTCTGCACACAGAATGTTTACCCCTAAAAATAGATTATGCAGATGGATACTGTTATTTGCATCCACAATTACATCATTGGGTTCCAACATATCATGGGCCGCCACACACAGAAAGCATCATAAATTTTCTGATCATGAAGGTGATCCACACTCGCCTAATTTAGAAGGCGGCGGTGTATGGAGATCCATAAAACTTTGGTTTTATTATTTTCCTACATATGCAATCAATCCAAGAACAATCAAAGATTTAACTGTGTGTAAAGATCATAAATTTTTTCACAAGCATTACTTTAAAATTAACTTGGCATGGTTTGTATTTTTATTTGGATTATCACCACAGATAGCCACATACTTTTACTTCTTGCCCATTGTGTATGTGTTCTCAGGTATATCATACATCACAGTGTTGGCACACAATGACTGGTTACACAAAAAAATTGGCTACACCAATTGGGACACACAAGACAGAACTTTTAATTCTAAGTTGATGGCAGTGTTAGTACCCGGTGAAGGTAACCATGAAAATCATCATGTCAATCCTGCTACTGCCAAAAACGCATTGGTCAAAGGCGAATGGGATTTAGGTTGGTGGTTTATTCAATTAGTGGGTAAAAAAATTAATACTACTCAGTTGAAGCAGACTTATCATACTTAGAAAACATATCAGCAACAGAACTTCCAAAGTCCCATCTTCCATTTATTCTTGAATAGTTTCTTTCACCTGGGTTATGGTGGTGTGATTCGTGATGTCCTTCTCCAGGAAATAACACAGTGAACAATGCAGAGTTCCAGGACTTGTTGTCTTGCCCATGAGCACCTGTAACACCAAACATACGTTGGCACCACTTACTGTGTGCAATCACAGTAACATAACTCATACCCAACAACACATATACCACAGGCAGTGCAAAGCAGTATGCCAGGATCACAGGATTGACTATCAACAGTATGATAGGTAATGGTAACCATATTTTCCAGTAGTGTTGATGGTAAAATTTAATTGTAGGATTTCGCATTAGGTCAATGATAATTCTAGCATTAATTTTAGTGGTATCTACCCATAAAAACCATACTTTGATGTTGTTCCAAATAGAATCAGTCAACACAAATGGATCTTGATTAGAATCAGAATACTTGTGATGAGTTCTATGTCCAGCCGCAAACTCCAGCGGAGTTCCTAGGGTACACAATGTACCTAAATACAATAGGAGGTGTTGTATGACGTTGTTACGCGGTTGTAATGCTCTGTGTGAGCAGTACTTGTGCAAACTAACACCCAACCCAATTAAAAACAATGTCCAACCTAATGCTAATCCTATAAACAATAGTGTCCATGAAAAGTGTAGAGTAATGGCCCAAATAACGAGCAAATAACAGGTCGCTTGAGCATACCTAACTTTGTTATAATTTTTTATGGTATCCATGAATTTTATCATAATTATATTTATAAGCGGAGACAAGACAATATGTTAAAAGTATACTCAAAACCAGATTGTATGTATTGTGCATTGACCAAAAGCATATTAGAGCAGTATCAAATACCGTTCAGTATCATTGATGTGTCACAACAAACTACGTCTAGACAGTTTTTGATAGAAGCAGGGCATAAAACAGTGCCACAGATATATCATAGAGGTGAGTTATTTTGTGATGGATACACAGAACTAGCAGAAATGACCAAAGAGGACATTGAAAATAAAATAAAGGAACAACCATGATACCATTAATTGACAACGAAATATACACATTGAAATTAGTCACAGGCGAGGAAGTAGTGGCCAAAGTCACAGACGGCATGAGAGACAATTACTATGAAGTATCTAAACCATGCACAGTGATGGCAGACCCATCAGGTAAAGTGCGTATGGTACCATCAGCATTGACCATGGAATTGGACAAAAATGTGACGATAAATAAGAGTGCAGTTGCTATGATATTTGATGCTAATGAATCAGTAAAACAAAGTTATGAACAAGCCACATCAGGAATCATACAACCAAAGAAACCAAGTTTGCTAAAAGGATAATACATGCCAGCCGTAGTTAGAAGAGGTGACGTTAATTCAGCAGGAGGAGCCGCAGTACAAGGCGCCAGATCTGTGGTTGCCAATGGCAGAGCAGTAGTTGGACCTGGAAGTCCAGTTACTCCTCATCCATGTTGCGGTGCTCCAGGTTGTGCTATACATTGTATGGCAGTGACCAGAGGAGGATCAGGATCTGTGATAGCAGAAGGTAAACCAGTAATTTTAGTTGGTGATTCTGACACTTGTGGACATACCAGAATACAAGGATCACCAGACGTAGTAGCAGGGAGATAATAACATATGGGTTGCGGAAATTCATTTTCACCAATGCAAATAATTTCATCAGCAGGTATGCTGGGAGGATTAGGCGGTGGTGGTTTAGGTATTTCATCCAAACTAACTTCAGCCATATCCAAAGTTGCATCAATACCGGCCGTATCAGCGGCCACTAGTGCATTTAATGTATCTAATTTAAGTTCAGGAATAGTTAACACAATAAAATCATTAGGAGCAACATCGTTTCCTTCATTGACTAATGTGATACCCGCAGATTTTACATCAGTGTTGGGTTCAAATCCTTTTACTTCTACCATTACTTCACAGGCATCATCAATATTTGGTGCAGACGTAGGAGTATTTTCACAACATCTGGCATCAGCAGGTGCATTTGTATCAGGATCAAATTCATTGATATCTGGTGCATTAAATGCCGGACAAAACATTGCGGCATCGGCAGGATACTCAGACATATTGTCTGGAGGAATGTCAGGCATCACAGATGCATTACCTGACTTTGCAAAATCATTAAGCAAAGTAGGATCGTCCATTGACTTTGGTAATTTAGACTCATTGGGTAATCCCATACAGTTGGCCAAAAACTTCATGAACCAAGCAGGTGGACTACCTATGTTAGACACTGCATTAGAAAAAGTAGGATTGGATTCATTGAAAGTAGGTGACATGTTATCACGCACAGATTCATTGGACTTTTTAAATAAACCAGCATCTGACTTTGGTATTTTACAAACCATCTCTGAAGGTACTGCTAATTTAGACAACGTCACTGGATTGATTAATTTTGCTGAAAAGCAAGTGATAAACAAAGCACCTGGAGGAACTATTGGTCAAGGCATATTCAATGCAATGGGCAAAGTACAAGGTGGCGACTTAGACAACATGCAAGCCATTATGGGATCAACATTGACTAAGATGACATCAGCACAAGATTACTTAGATCCTTCTGTGTTGTTTGAAGGTGTTGCACCAGCATTGAAGGCATTTGACAACAACGGTAATGTAGTCAGCATGTTCAAAGGTCCAGAAAGACTTAGAGCAGTGGCTGAACGATCAATCAACGAGGTATTAACAACATAATGGCAAGACCAATATTCGCACCCAATGATATTACATTAATTAAAAAATGTATCATGAAAGTGATACAAAGTTCGGACAAAGGCATGACTGAACAAGAAATACGTGAACTTGAAATCATGTATCACAGACTAGGTAGATTAGGAGACTGATATGGCATTAGATAGAACAAACAAACCAATATATCAAACCAACAATTTATTGAATGGCAAAGGCAAAGATTTGTACACTGCATTGCCTGAAGATTTAGCAGATGCAAATGCGGCCCTGGCAGAATCATTGAAGCAAGTCAAAGATGTATTTTCATTGACTGCTCCACAAATGGCCACTGCATCCACAGGATTAGAAACTACCAAAGGTTTAGATCTCATTGATAACATGACTGAGATACCTGCAGAAGTCACAGAATATTTCACAGGTACATATGGCACAGGCACTGGTTCATCAGGACAGTTTTTAATGACTGATGTGATAGGAACTGCGGCTGGTTATGTACACAATGATGAATTGCCCATAGTAGAAGCAGATTTAAATTCATTGGATGCCTTAGGAGAACTGGCCAATATCAAACTAGGATATGAAAACATTGTGAACATTGATTCAGGTGCATTCAATCAGACTGGTGGTAATATTGGCGTAGATGAAGGTGGTAATGCTATTGTAGGTACAGATGTTGTTGTTCCTGGAGGACCTGGAGCAGGAACATATGAAATGGAAAACGTAGGAGATCCTATACCCATTGAAGCGGCGGCATCAGCAGTGTTGTCTGACATGGCCACAGAACTAGAAAGATTAAAAACAGAGTATCCCACACAAAGTGCTCAAAGCATACAATCAGTGTCAAACTCTTGCAATCAAATGAAAAGAGAAAAAGAATTACAGGCCGCGGCAGGTATTGTGCCTGCACAAACACAAACAGGACAAAAAACTGCTATTGTACAACTGGCACAAAATCTACATGATTATGGGCAAGATGATTCATTGGGCGGTACTGCATTCATATTAGAACAAACTGCACAAACACAAGACATATATGGCCAGGCCATCATAGCGGCCACACGTGAAGGCAGAAACTTGACTAGACTGGACGATCAAGGCATGGGTAACTCCATGTTTGCTCCTGCACAAACCAGAGTCACACAAAAAGCATCAATTGGTACATCCACATACACTGTGGAAGAAGCCAAAAATAATATCAAATAAAGGTTGACTGCTCTACTGTAATACTATATAATCGTATTATAAAAAGGAGCATTTTATGATTATTGAATCTATAATTGGTGGATTATTAATATTCACACCCATTGATAAGAATGCAGATGATTATAAAGAACAAATACAAGAAGTAGGACAAGCAAAATGTTTGGCTGACAACATGTATTTTGAAGCCAGAAATCAAGGCACTGCTGCAGAGAGTCTTGGCGTACTAGACAAACTGATGATCCTAATGATGCAGTGTATCATCCTATCAAACACAGATGCCAGTTTTCCTGGTACTGTGATGGTAAACCTGATAAACCAGGTAACATAGAACAATACAATGAAATGTATAGATTTGCATTGTTGATTGTAAAAGGTGAAATATCATTGTTGGACATCACTGATGGTGCAATGTGGTATCATGCAGATTATGTGAACCCATCATGGGCATCACACAAAGAAATGACCACTGAAATTGGAGATCATATATTTTACAGATCCAAAGATGATGCTAGATATAAAAATGTCAAGAAGTACAAATATGAGTAAATCTAATGAATACTGACGCCATTGATCATCTTGTAAAAGGACTTCAACATTTTGCAGTGTTCCATAAACTGACTAACATCAATGCTCTAGACAATTACGGGTATAGAGAACTTATGCAGATAGTAGAACTTAGACAAATACTTCCCAGCATAAAAAAAGTTCCAGGTCGTAGTGGAGCAGACGCAGTAGCACCAAATGAAGGATATTCAAACATAGAACTTAAAAGCACCGGTATGAACAATATCCCTACCATAGATAGATGGCCATCGGCAATGTTTGACATGAGCAAGATAACATCACAACAGAAAGTATATGAGTTTGAAGGTTTTGGACATGGATTGTTTGCACCAGGACAACCAATACCTATTTGCAGTTATTGGATTGGTAAAGAACACTTTGCTAAATTACATCCATTGTTTGATAAAAAGATAGAAGAATACAAAGAACTTAAAGAAAGCAAAAGCAGTATGCGTGAAGGAATATACGTTTCACTAAAAGAAATTTTAGATTACATTAACAAAGAAGACATTGTGTTCTTCAAGGATGGAAAGGTTGTACATGACACTTTTACCAATTTTTTTTACTATTCCTGAAGGTGTTGCAAAAATACAACAGGTGAAAATTAATTTAATTATTTTGGTTTTTTTGGTAGACATAGTGTGCATAATATCCTATAATAAGTGTATAAACAAACAAGGAGCATAAATGAAAATTCAAATCTTAGAGTCAACAATTAGACAAGCAATCAATGATGTAGAGAATCATACCAAAGATGGTAAAATTAATTGGTCATTTGTAGATGCAGATTGTTACATGGAATGCAGAGCATTATTTAGAAATGATGCAGATTACTATGGTGCATATGATGATTTAGCAGATAAAGTATTTGATGAAGTAGTTAGAATAGAAGA